TCTTACCAGGCCTAGCCTGATTTGATTGGTGGAATTGACTTCCAGTCAAAGAAAGGTGTAGGTAACAACCCCCTAATAGGGGGTCCGTAGCTGAGGCCGACTTTCGGTGTCAACTACGCCCCTCGGAATTAGCAAATTCGAGGGAGGAACCTCAAGAAAGGCACCTCCTGTCACGGCACGGGCAATGTCCCATGCGTGCGCGGAGGAAAGGGGAATATCCCCTCCTTCTTGAACCTGCTTGTCCAACAGTTCGTTGAACTTGCGTTTCCGCTGACCCCAACTCACGTTGGAGTAGGCGGCGGAGGAGGACGGTTTATAACCGTGCTTCTCCGACATATCTGGGAATAATAAATCCCTAAATATGTAAGGTCTCTCAATCAAGTTAATGGCATCGTTGATTGAAATGAAGCCATGTTGCGAGGCAACATGGAACTTCTTCCTGGCGTTCCAACTTTTGAAAACGTCAGGGTCGACTTCAATCACGGATTGAATCTCGTCGACATTAATTGCTTTGGTTAACTCGATGTTAGCTAGCAATTCGCGGACCTGATCTTGGATCACGTCAGCATCTATTCCCCTCGCCCTGGTGTTCGAGGCAAAGCTCGACAGGACCCGACGGTCCAGATGGGAAGAAGACCCAGATAGAAGTTTCTCTATCGAGGTCAAGTGGGCCCCCGGTAGCTCAATGAGCTCTTCCAGGATGTCCTCAGGTTCCAGGTGCCAAGCAGGCGCCTGGACCCCGCCCAGTGAGACTGGGAGGAATTTTGAAGCACCCTCCGGCAAATGTGCGGAGAGCCTCTCACAAAATCTCCAAGAGGCCAGCGACTTTAGCTGGTCTAGAGGAGGCTCAAGCCAGGCCAGTACTCTACTGATCTGGTTCGCCTTCCCAATACCAGGATTGGGTTCATCCTTACCTTCATGCTCTTTTGAGCACGGAGACAGGAGGCGGAGCTTTAAGCTATCAACGTGGATATGCCTAGCATATCCTAGTTTCCAAAGAGGCTGTTTAAGAAACAGCTCCTTTGAACTGTACCCCCTGATGAAGAGAAGCTCTTCACAGTAAGTTCCCCCAACTTCAGAAATGAAGTTCTGGGGCCACGAAACGGACATTCCGTTTCTAGAGTGGGATTCAGTAATCCCACGGAGGTATTCTTCAGGACCGATAGCGACGTGATCATCGCCGCTACAGGCAAAGTGTCTCCACCATGCGGAAGGAATTTCCTTCATACGCCTGGTACGCCGGAGCAACTCCGAATCCGAGACGACTTGTCCGATCCTGTGTCTTAGGAACGATTCCAACTCCGCACAAAGGTTGTGCAGAGTTAGAACTGTCTTAGCGCCTGGGTCCCCCATGAGGATTCCTCTATGGGTCTCCCAGGTTTCTTCCCCGTCAACGACGATTCGGGAAGAGCAGAG